ATACGAGAAGGTGAAACTCTCATAAAACTAGCTGATAAGTTTAAAACGACTGTGGACGAGCTGGCACTTTATAATGGTATTAAAAATGCTAATAGTGTACAGGTAGGTCAGAGCATATTTTACCAGCAAAGAGAGGCCCAAGAAAACGTTTTAAAAAGACAAGCTAATGAGGTAGCGGCTGATGTAGCAGCGGCTAAGACAGCAGCGGCTAAGACAGCAGCGGCTAAGACAGCAGCGGCTAAGACAGTAGCGGCTCAGACAGTAGCGGCTGATACAAATGCTGCTAATCTGGCGGCAGTGAAAAAGGTTAAAGCTGAACAAGTCGAACAAGTCGAAGGTAGATCACTTCTTGGGAAAATTCAAGGGCCTAGTCAATTGGCTGTAGAATTCTATGAGTTATTGCGGAGTTCATTTGAAGGCGATCACGGCTCTATTCCTAAACCGACTAATGATAGCACGGAAGGTAACGTATCCGAGGGAAAGAGATCACTTGACATTGGATACGGTCATAAGCTTAAAGAGAGTGAACTAGATTCTGGTACTATATATGGAATACCTTTTCAAAATTTAAAGACAGGTGAGTATATACCTTTAACAGATTCTGAAAAACGTAAAATTCAAAAGAAGGATATTGAGGCCAACGTAAACCTTGCTAGGAAAACAGGTTGGGATTCCACGTTAAAAAGCATAGGTATGTCTTATGAGTCTTTATCAGAGCCTCATAGACTTGTATTATCAGATCTTGCATATAATGTGGGTGGAAAGACAGCTGGATCGGAGTGGAAAGGAATTTTTTCTGCTATGAAAGCAGGTAACACAAAACAAATTGTTGGTCATTTAAGAAGAAAAGACAATGAAAAAAACACACCGGGTATGGATAACAGAGCTGCTAAAGCTGCGTATGCGGCAGGATTAATTAAGACCTTACAAGAGGCTAAAGATGCAGGATTAGTTTTAGCAAACACTAAAGAGATACCTTTAAGGTGAAACGCTTTATTGTTCTAACAGTGTTGTTACTTGTCTCAGCTTGGTTAGATAAAAAGGAAAGGGAGTTACTAAATGGCAGCTAAAAAGAAATCTAAACCATACAGGAAAAAATAATGCCTAAAGATCCTAGATTAGAAAGAGCAGGAGTTAGCGGATTCAACAAGCCTAAGAGAACTCCTAAACATGCAAAGAAGTCTCATGTTGTTGTTGCTAAAGATGGTGACAAGGTTAAAACAATTAGGTTTGGTGAGCAGGGTGCTAGTACAGCAGGTAAGCCTAAGGCAGGTGAGTCAGATAAGATGAAAGCAAAGCGCAAATCTTTTAAAGCAAGGCATGGTAAGAACATTGCTAAAGGTAAGATGAGCGCGGCTTATTGGGCTGATAAAGTAAAGTGGTAGTTACTTAACTACTCTTATATCGAGTCTCTCTGCTTTTACAATTTTAGCAGCTGCGTCAATAACAAAGCTAGAGTGGTTCTCTAAGAGCTGAGTGATAACTTCTATATTCTCCTCACTGAGTTCCACTTGTGCTAGTGCTGTAATAATCTCTGAGTTCACACGTAGTGCTAATGCCAAAGGCGTTTCTGGTAACATAAAGATATCTTCTGTTATCATAGCGCCTGTAGCTCCTTCTGCAAATAGTTATGAAGCCCTTCTAGTTTAACAGTAGCCTCCCGCAATGCTTTCTCAACATACACCCTATCCTCTACGTCAAAGAGATCTAATCCTTTTTCTTGAAGCTTATTAAAGTCAGTCATCAGGTTACCATTAGAATCTATATACACTTGAAAGGATATGATGTTAGCTCTCATAACTCACACACTCCTGCAACACATGCTAAGGTCTGTGATCCTTCAGTATTATCGCTAGACTCTGCTAAGTCCCAGCTCATGTCCGTAGGCATCTCTTTCAGTAACTTAGTATATTCTACTTTGTCAATCTTCTGATAAGGTGCTTGCTTGTATACATGCTCTTCTTCAGGAAGGAAACTAATACCACTGACGCTATCGAAGTTCTCCCAGATCCATTGACAGACAGCGAAGAAGTTATCGTCGTTGTAGTAACAGGTCATGGAAGGCTTATGCTCACACCAGTGATCCTGATAGATCTTCCACAAGTATAGCTGCTCCATAGCGCCCATGCTTTCAACAGTGACTGCTTTGTTAGGGGCTTTCTGTGGAAAGCTGAATATCCAGTTAGATATGTTCGTTACGTCCTCTTCGTGAGGAAACCCTGCTTCAATCATTGCTGTTGCAAGAGGGTCTTTCTTATCAGCGCGTACAGTCCTGACGTAGTAATCACTGAAACGAGGATGGATACCTGAAGCACTGTCAGTAAGCTGTGAAACTGTTCCACTAGGCTTAACGCATGTGATAGCAACAGACTGATTAACACCTAGAGTCTCTGCCCACTTCTTATTAGTCTTGACTGCTACAGCCTTTAACGTTTCTAAAAGCTTACCAAGCTTCTCAAATCCTGTAGAACCATTGGTTAGTTTACAGTCCATGATCCCTGTCATAGACACACCTAGCAATGCTTCTTCTTCGGTGTTCTTTTTCCACACGTTACGTAAATAACGGAAGTCTGTCATTGTAGATTGTAGTGTTCCTAGTATTGTAGCAACCTTAACTTTATCTTTAAGAGTCTCTTCAGTGTCATCAGCTCTTACAATAACTTCTGAAAGGTTACAGAACTGATAAGGTCTAAGGATGATTTCACTACAAGGGTTAGTACCAAACTTAAAGGTAGCATCTCTACGCTCGTTACGCGCTGCAATCTTTTGAGCAGCAACACGACTGAAGATACCACGCTCACCAGACTTAGACTCGTAGAGACGTTTCATTTCTCCTGAGTAGGTATCGAAGTCAGGCTTCTCTGAGTAAACAGCACTGTTATTAGCTAAGGCTCGTTGCCCATTAGTGTCGTACCAGTTACCGTTCTTTGCATTAGACATACGGTTATCAGTTACATTACTTAAACTAATAAGAGCAGAACGACGAACACCGCCTACAACAACAATGTCAGCTATCTTACATACTAAGTCATGACACTCTAGTGAAGTAAGCTTACGTCCTGTAGCACCTTTGAACAGTAGTACTGCGTAGTTGAACAGATCTGCTAAAGGCTGTGGGCCGCTTGCTCTGCCTCCAAAGGTCTTGAGCCTAGCCCCTGCTGGACGTATCTTAGTTAGGTCACACTTAGGCACTTTACCTGCGTAGAGAAGGCTTATAAGCTCTCTGAAAGCACTAGCCCAGCCTATCTTACTGTCAGATACAACAACGGTTGACTCTGTATCGTGGAAGCTATCAGCAACTACAGGAAGCTGGTTAACGTAGTCACGCTCTACACTGAAGCCTACGCCTGTACCACACAGGAGGATGTACATAAGCTCATCAAAAGAACGAGGGCTGTCAATAGGAAGGTAAGAGCAGTTAAACCCTGCTACATTGTCACGCTCTAGTGCTATACCTGCTGTCATAAGACAACGCATAGAGGGCATTACTTCTTGAGCTGTAATAGACTTCTTTAAAAGTTGTGCTTCGTTGTTATTAATCTGTTCTCTATCTATAAAGAACTGTAGGTAACGGTCAATTGTTTCATCCCATGTCTCTCTTCTTTGTTCACTGTCTAAATAACGAGCATATCTACTCTTGTGTATGTACTGCTGATACTGATCCATCTATGTTCTCCTGAACTAGTTGTAAGTCCTCACTGCTTTCTAAGCTTCTGAGTTCTTCTATTTTAATGCTTTTAAAGTTCTTGTGGTCTTTAGTAACCTTTCCTTTACGCTTCTTGTTGAACTTACCGCGTCTCTCTGTTTTTCTATCAAGATAGTTTTTGTCTAACATCTTCCAGAACCTCTAGCAGTTTGTTCTCATACCACTCAGCTTTTTTTAAATCCTCTACCCCGTTCTTATGTGGGTAACGCCAGCGGTATTTAAGAGAGTTACCTCGTAAGTAACCTATAAACTCTTCATCTGTAAGCATAGCTCTAATACCATCAATACACTCTATACTACCACTATTATAATGAGAAGGCTTATTAACTATGTCAAAGTCTTTAGGAAAAAGATCAGTCTGTTTACTGCTTTCTGAATCTTTAGCAGCTCTGTGTACGGCATCCCACTCATCAGCTGTTGCGTTATTTAACATAAGGTATCCTATCCGTTCGTTAGTTGTTCCGTCTGAACTCATTATTCACTTCTCCATTCTTCTGGCACTGTCTCAACAGTAAACCATCTGAATTCATTAGCCGTGGCCCATTCACCGTGGCTTCTTTTAGTGCCGTCTT